ATAGATTATCTTATTATAGTTTATCCGCAAATATGTTTTAGGTATCAAACTATAAATGACTAAACATGACTGAAGAAGAATTAATTGAAGAAGGTTTTGAACGGATTGATGTTCCAATAGAAGAAAGTGGTGATGAAGAAGATTACTATTACTATAGATATTCATTAGGTAGTGGCCTTAGTTTGTATAGTTCAGAGAATACTGATTCACCAAAAAATAAATGGAGAGTAACTTTTGATGAATTTACAGATAATATTATAGATATTGAAGATGTGCAAATTTTATTAGCCTTATTTAAAAAATGGAAAATAACTTAAACTTAAAAAATGTATACCGCTAAACTTAAAAAAGTTAATGGTAAGCTTTCACAACCAGATAAGAATAAAATCTTATATGATGCGTTTGTGAAAGCTTTACCAGAAGGCTCAGAAGTAGAATTATTTATGAATGTGGTAACAGATGGAGGATCTTTAGCTCAAATATCTAAAGTTCACACATGTATAAGAATGTTAGCTCAAGAATCCGGATATTCTTTTGAAGAGATGAAACAACTCATTAAAGAAAGATCCGGATTATGTCTAGTATTTACAGAAGGAGATACTCAACAAGAGATATGTAAATCTTTTGGAGAATGTACTAAAGATGAATTATCTATGAGTATACAAGCTTGTATTGAAATTGGAGAAATGTATAATATTAATCTAGGGTAGGAGCTACAAAGCCTTCATCCCCAGGTTCTAATATTTCTTTCTCTTCATATGCATCTTGTTCTTTTGCTACTTTTTCAATTTCAGCAAGTAATAAAGTAATAGTATAAAATGATCTTTCTAATTCATTCATATTTTCATACTTACCTGTCATGATTGTTTTAAGAGATTCTTCTCTTTTTACATCATCAGTTTCTTGTTGAAATAAGTAATATAATGTTTTTTTAAGCATAATATAATATGCTTTATTAACTTTGACATCCAATAAAATGTCTTCTTTTAATTCTTTAACTTTTACTGCCATACCACAAATATATAAAAAAATGAAACAAGAATTAAATATTGAAGAAATAAAAGAAAAAATTTATGCTAAATTAGAACCCTCTGGGTGGGCTATTAAACTTAGAGGGTTTATATTTAGTAAAGAATTTGATGATATAATTAAAAAGTTAATTAAACAGACTCAAGACGGTAAAAGATTTACACCAACACTTAAAAATTGGTTTAGAGCTTTTGAAGAATGTCCTATTACGGAACTTAAAGTTGTTATAGTAGCAGCTGATCCATATCCGGGATTACATCAAGCGGATGGAATTCCGTTTAGTTTAAGCACATCATCAGAAAAACCTCAAGTTTTATCTTATTTACTTGATGCAATAGATAAAACTGTATATGATAATAATAATCAAGTTGGTAGAGATACAGATCTCAAAAGATGGAGTAATCAAGGAATACTCTTACTTAACTCAGCTTTGACAACAACTATAGGTAAACCGGGTCAGCATTTTGCAATCTGGCAAACTTTTTTAGCTTACTTATTTGATTACTTAACATGGAATTGTCCAGGTTTAGTATACATTTATATGGGTAAGACTGCTCAGCAATGGGCAGATGCTGTAAATGATAACAATTACAAATTTATGATTACTCATCCTGCACTCATGTTATTTAATAATGACACTGAATGGGATTGCGGAGATGTATTTAAGAAAACTACAGACTTAATACAAAAAAATTATAATTATCTTATACAGTGGTAAAATGAATGAAATTTTTAACAAATTACTAAAAGCAGGTATGACACCTAATGCTTTTTATTATCTGCATAGCTTACATCATAATATAGTACCTAACAAATTTATTAATGCATCAATTGAATGTGCTAAACTACAAAATGATGAATGGCTTACTGAAACTAAAGCTTTAACTCAAAAAGCTAAAGATCTTGTAAATCAAATAGATAAGTACTTTACAGTGAGTAAAGCTAAAACATCCGTTACAGTAATGGGTGAAAATTATATGGAAAATATTGAACAATATTTAAGTATTTTTCCTAACTTTAAACTCCCAAGTGGTAAACCCGCTAGGTGCAGTCCCAAAAATATAGAAACAGGTTTTAGATGGTTTTTTAATAATCATAATTATACTTGGGCTACTATATTTGAGGCAACAGCAAGATATGTGAATGAATTTGAAATGAGTGGCTGGAAATATATGAGAACTTCTCAATATTTTATTAGAAAACAGAGTTCTGTAGAAAGAAGTTTTGATTCTGAATTAGCTAATTATTGCAACATGATAGAAAATGGATTACAAGAAGATGATTTTAAATTTAGAGAAAATATTGTATGATTAAATTTAAATTACTCATAATAGCTTTAGTCGGTAGTGTCTTAAGCTATTATATTATCAATCTCTTTTTATTTCCTATTAATATTTTACAATACATTGGTATTGAAGTTGTTATTTCAATATTTCATGCTATGTTTAATAAAATTAAAGTAGAAATAAATACTAATTAAACAATACTTCATGAGTGATGCAAAAAAAACTGTTCCTGTAGAGTGGAAGAGTCAAAAGGAGGGCTTTCAAGATTCACTACACTACCTAAAAGGTAGAAAAATTGGTGCAATTAGAAGTTTAGCTACTCCTTGGCCTAAATTTAATGATGCATTAACAGATGGAATTGAATGGAATACAATGATTGTAATTGGAGGTAGACCCGCAAGTGGTAAAACTTTAATTGCAGAACAAATCATAAGAGAAGCTTTTGTATTAAACCCGACTGAAAATTTTAGAGTATTACAATTTCAATTTGAAATGCTTGCAAGATCTTCAGCTATTAGGGAATACTCTAGTGCTATAGGACGTTCCTATAAATACTTATGTAGTGCTGATGGCAAATTATCTGATGAAGACTTAAAAAGATGTTATGAATATGCTAAAGAGAAGGTTAAACACCCTATTGATATAGTAGAAACACCATGCACAATTGATGATTTTAAAAGAATAATACATAATTATATGAATTTACATTCAGAAGTATCTGATGAACTTGTAAAAACATATACAAAAACTTTAATAACTATAGATCATTCATTATTATTTAAAAAAGCTGCCTATGAGAGAGAGAAACATGATACATTAAACAATTTAGGGGAAGCCCTAACAGAACTTAAAAGGATTTATCCAATAACATTTATAGTATTAAGTCAATTGAATAGGAATATTGATCATCCTGATAGATCTGAAGACGGTAAATACGGAAACTACGTGCTAGAATCTGATATTTTTGGTGCTGATGCACTTCTTCAACATGCAGACACTGTAATAGGTATCAATAGACCTGGTAAACAAAAGATAAGATTTTATGGGCCAGATAGATTTATAATAGAAGATGAAAGAGTGATGGTATTACATTTTTTAAAATGTAGGAATGGAGATACCCGTTTAAGCTTTTTCAAAGCTGAATTTGAGAGAATGAGAATTGTAGAGATGGCAACACCTCCGCAACAAGAAAAAAGAATAGGAACTAAATAATTTAAAATGAGTTTATCAACTAAAGATCCTGTGAATAGAAAAGAAAAAACTGAACAACTATTCAAGGAACATGAACATAAATTTAAGATTTTAGATATTAATAACCCTTTGTTTATACCAAAATGTGCTTATAAACCATATGGTAAAACAGAATATATGCTTGGATTTTTTCCAAGTGAATTAAAAAGAGGTGAAGATATCTATACTGAATTTGTAAGTATAGAACTTGATTCTGAAGATACTACACGTACCTTATATAAATGGAGATACAATCCCCATTATGAAACAGAATATGAGACAACAGAACCCAATGCTAAAGGAGATGTAAGATATCTCATCCCAGTAGCTGAATTGATTAAGATTGAAATTAAAGCAGATCCACTAAATGAAGAGTCTGATAAATTTCCTGATTTTACAGAATTGATGAACACAGATGAGGATGCTCCTCTATCTATGTTAACAATTAGAGATCTTGCAGCTATTATGTTGCAAAAACCGGTGAGTCAAAAAGAATGGTTAAATAAAATTATTAATAAATCATGAGTTTGATACTACCAACAGGATTAATTGCTCCAACAGAAATTAATCCTAAAAACCTTATTATATTTTCAAAACCAAAGATTGGTAAAACAAGTTTACTAGCTACATTAGACAAATGTCTTCTATTAGATTTAGAAGGTGGTTCTAATTATGTTAGTGCAATGAAAGTCCAAGCTAACTCTTTTGAAGAAATTAAAGAAATAGGTAAAGCTATTAAAGAAGCAGGGTATCCCTATAAATATGTAGCAGTTGACACTATTACAGCTTTAGAAGAGATGATTGTACCTTATGCTGAAATACTATACTCCAAAAGCCCTAAACGTCCTTGGGGCATATAGCAGTGATGTTATATGAAAATCTCTTTAATTGCTGGGAACACTTAATTCATATGGGTAAATTTTATTATATGGGAAATTTTTACTATATTGTATAATAAATAAGATACATATGAAAAGTCAATCAGCAGCCAAGCTTTATAAATATTCAGCATTAGATAATAAACTAATTGGAAAAACTTTTAATAATATAGAAGTTTTAAGTTTATCACATGTAGAAAAAAGTAGAAGATTTTATGATATAAAATGTTTAAGATGTAATAACTTATCATATATGAGAGGTGATAGATTTACAGGAACTCAAAAATTAAATACATGTAGAAAATGCAGACAAGAAAATGCAATTCTTACAAGTAAAAAAAGAGCGACTCCTGAATCAGTTTATTCAAGTTTATATGCTCAATGTAGAAAAGGAGCATCAGCTAGAAATATTACATTTTTAATTTCTTTAGAAGAATTTAAAAAAATTATTACAAAAGATTGTTATTATTGTGGAGTAGAACCTAGATTATCTAGTACATCTAAAAGATATAACAAAACAACAACGCAAATAAAACATAATGGTGTAGATAGATTTGACAATACTATAGGATATGTTTTAAATAATTGTGTGCCTTGTTGTAAATTTTGTAATCATATGAAAAGAGACTATACTAAAGATGATTTTTTAAATCATATTAAGAAAATTTTTGTTTATAATGAAGGTTCAACGACTATCCCGTAAGGGAGTACATCACAAGCTAATGGTGATGGAAATAGGAGAGTTCTCACTAGAGAACGTGATATAGTCTAATCTGTATAGAAATATGCAGCAGTTCATAAGAGAACGTATTAAGTATTGCAAACTTAATAGAATATAAATGATGGGTAAAAATTGGTTTAAAGAAGAAGATGGTGGTAAATTAAAATACGGTACTATATTAGGTTTACCTGATGGTGCGGGTTATTATTGGACAAGACAAGCTTTTACTAAAGTTCTTGACTATATATTAACTTGGGCTCCTCATGTAATCTTTTTAGGTCACGTAAAAGATACCTTATTAGAAAAAGCTGGTGCAAGTTTTACTGCAACAGATTTAGATTTAACTGGTAAACTTAAAAGAATTACTATATCTAATTCAGATGCTATAGGTTATCTATACCGTAAAGATAAAGC